AAGTTGGTGTCCAGGTTGCCTACCCCGACCTCATCGTTGACTGGAGATTGGCCTAAGTGTAAGGGGGGCGGGTAACTGCCCCCCGTTATTTTGTTCCACCTTAAAATAAAATATACACTATGTCTTGCTCCCTAACTACGGGCTACGCCCTCGGATGCCGTGACGCCGTCGGCGGTATCAAAACTATTTTTGTCCAAACCTTGAACGCCACGGGTTCCGTGAACACGAACGGCAGCGGCTTGGTAACTGGATTCACGCCTACCTCGGTATCGGGGTCTTGGTTTGAATACGACTTGACCAAGGCTACCTCCAGCATGACGGAAACGCTGAACGCAAGCACCGAAAACGGTACTTTGTTCTACACGCCCGAAGTGACATTCACCATCAACAAGTTGCAGACCTCGGTCCGTAATGAGTTGCGCTTGTTGGCTCGGAACCGCTTGTTGGTCATCGTCCTTGACAACAACGGACGCTATTGGTTGCTTGGTGCTGCGAATGGCTTGGAAGCCTCCGCTGGAACTGCTGGAACTGGTACTGCATTCGGTGACAGGAGCGGCTACGAAATGACGCTCACGGGCATGGAACCCGATGCAATGCTGAACATCGCAGCCGCAACTTTCTCGGCTTCCACGACCCAAATCAGCGGTTCGTAAAGTATCTTTGACCTGCGGGTTCTCATACTCCCGCATGGTTTAGTGGTCAGGGGCCATCTCGCAAGGGGTGGCCCTTTTTTTTTGTACCTTTGGGCATGAGAATTTGCATCGTTTACAACGCCCATCCAACGGGGTGTTCTTTTTACCGATTGGAAATGCCAAACGCCTACCTCGGTGACAACTACACGGAGTTTGACTATGTGTGCGTGGACAACATCGCCAATGTCAAGGACGAGGACTTAAAGACCGTTGATGTGTGGCTTTTCAATCGTCTTTGGTGTCAAGGTACACTTGAGCAAATTCGTAAGGTCTACGAGGCTCTCACGGCGTTTGGGGCGAAGGTCATCTTGGACCTCGACGACTACTGGGTTTTGGAATCGGGACACATCATGTATCGGCACTACCTGTCCACCAAGTTGGATGAGCAGATTCGTGAACACATCCGCTTGGCTGACCATGTGACCACGACGACCGAACACTTGGCGCAGAAGATACGCCTGCTGAACAAAGCCGTGACCATCCTACCCAACGAACCCTACGAAGCCTATCAGCAGTACCTCCCCGACACGAATGCAGAACCCGAACCGCACCTGTTTAAAATCGGATGGTTTGGCGGGGCGCAGCACCAAGAGGACATCGCACTGGTGGAACACTCCTTCAGCCTGCTGGCCCACGACAAGTCGCTGGATGGGAGATACAAAATCTACCTTGGCGGGTGGAACGATGGGAATGCCGTCTATGACGATTACGAGCGGATGCTCTCCTGCAAGGGGCTGAATAAGAACTACGGCCGTATCCAAGCCGCTGACATCTACTCCTATGTGGGCGGGTACAACTTCATCAACGCAACCATCGCACCCCTCCGTGATACCAAGTTCAACAGGCTGAAAAGCGAACTGAAGGTCGTGGAAGCGGGCTGGATGGGCAAGGCTATTATCGCCTCGGAAACCATCCCCTACACCGACATAATCGTCCACGGCCACAACGGTCTGCTCATCCCCTACGGGAAGAAGGACGCTTGGTACAAGGCGGTCCGCAAGTTTGTGAACGACCCCGACTACGCCAAGGGGCTTGCCGTGCAGTTGTCCAAGGATGTACGGGAACGCTTTGACATCAGCAAGACCGCCGAGCGGAGGGCCGAACTCTACCGAAGCATCGGGCGCAAATTGTGAAATTCGGGCGCATCCTACATTTGGGAATAGGATGATATACCTATCCCCCAACACCACCAACACGATTGTCGTCACTTGGACGCAGCGGGCCTCATCGGGGGACCGTTACATCCTGCGCTTGACCAACATCGCCAAGAACCTGACCACCGACTTCACCCTGCTGAAATCCGACAACCTTTCTTCCTACACGAACCGCTATGACAAATTTCAGATTACCGTGGGGTCGCTTGAAACAGGCTCGTATAAGTATGAAGTTTACGATACCTCTTCCACGGTTGCAGCATCCGTTGCGGTGGTTGAAACGGGCTTGGCGTATGTACAAATAGTATCGCTGACCTTCAACACCTTCGCCAATTCCATCCAGTACACCGTCTTCGGTGCGTCGGATGTAGAAATATTTGACCAAACCTTTGACCCAACCTTCCAATGAGCGTACAAACACGCAGCCAGTTGGTAGCATCTGCCGCTACCATCACCAACGAAACCGCTGCCGCAGCCAATACTGCTACCCGTGTGGGTGGCCTCTTTGACGACCTTGCCGATACCGCAACCTTGGACCGAGAGCGGGGCGTGGCCAACCTGTACCTGGACGAGGTGAAGAACTTCACCCCGACCCAAGGGCAGGCCGTCAAGTTGACGACTGCGATGAATTCGGGACTGCTGACGACCTACAACTTTTCACGGACCACCACCTCCATCACCTACACAGGCACAACGAGTGCTGCTTTGCGGGTATCGGCAAGTATGGTATTCGCACAGGGCAACGGCAATCAAATCAAGATATACATCGCCAAGAACGGAACCATCATTCCGCAGTCCATGACTGACATCACCACGGGCCATAACAACGGCCATGCGGTTACGATTGAAGCCGTCCTGCAAGGTGCAGTCAATGATGAATTTGCCATCTACATCAACGCCGTGAGCGATGGCGGTGCTATCACGATTTCGGCCCTCAACTTTACCGCCCACACCCTATGAGTAGTATAAAGCAATCGTTCACCCAATGGCTTGGGATTGAGCATAAAGTCCCCGTGATGCTTGAAAACAAAGCGGGAAAATACATCACCTACGGGGCGTTCAATGAATACCCGTATTACCTCCTTGACAACTACCGCCGAAGCAGCAAGCACAACGCTATCGTCAACGGGAAGGTCAACTACATCGTGGGCGGAGGCTGGCAACCAGGGGAGAAGATGACGGTTGAGCAGCAGGCAAGGTATGCCAAGTTTTTTGACGGCCTATCCGAGCATGACGACCTTAATGACATCACCGAAAAGTTGGTCTTGGACTTGGAACTATTCAACGGGTTTGCCGTTGCGGTGACTTGGAATAAAATGGGGACGATTGCCAAGATGGAACACATCCCCTTTGAAAAGATTCGTGTTGACAAGGACGAGCGGATGTTCCAAGTCGCTGACTGGTACGATGACGCAATGGTCCAACTCTACCCCAAAATCGGGGATGTAGAGAAAATCCCCGCCTTTGATGCTGACAACCGCATCGGCAAGCAGTTGTTCTATTACAGGGTCTATGCCGCTGGCGTGAAGTCCTACCCCCTACCCGAATACATGGGGGGGTTGGCTTGGATTGAGGCCGATGTGCAGGTGGCCAACTTCCACAACAATAACCTCCGCAATAACTTTTGGGGTGGGTATTTAATCAACTTCAACAACGGCATCCCGACACCCGAAGAACAGGGCGACATTGAACGCCAAATCAAGCGTAAGTTCAGCGGGACCGACAACGCTGGTCGCTTTGTGGTGACCTTCAATGACGATGTGTCAAAAGCCCCGACGCTGGAACCGCTCACGCCGTCCGACATGGACAAGCAGTTTGAGATTTTGAACAAGGCTATCCAGTCGGAAATATTTATCAGCCACCGTGTCGTGAACCCCATGCTTTTTGGAGTGAAGACCGAGGGCCAACTGGGAGGACGGCAGGAACTGGTTGAGGCGTACGAACTATTCAAGGCTACCTATGTGAACGACCGTGTCCGCAAGGTGGAACGGATGATAAACTACTTGGGTTCGTTCAACGGCGTGGAAGGAATGGAATTGATACCCGTGGAGCCGATTACCGAGCGACTATCCGAGCAAGCCCTGCTCACCATCATGACTCCCGAAGAACTGCGGGAAAAAGCGGGCCTCCCTGCATTGGAAAAACAACCTGCAGATGTCGTCGGACCGAACGCCCAACCCGACGAGGTTCCGCAAACACCTGCACAACTAAGCAACGACAACATCAAGAAATTGTCGGGCAGGGAATACCAAAACCTCATGCGAATCGTCCGTCACTATGCGCAGGAGAAAATCACGCTTGAAATGGCCCGCACGATGCTATCCGCTGGTTTCGGTCTAACCCCCGAAGAAGTGAACACCCTATTGGGTGTGCAGGAGCAGGCGTTCAGCGAACCCCAATGGGGCGAGGAAGACACCGAGGACTACGGATGGGGCGAGGAAGAGTTCAAGGTCTTGCAGGTGGTCGCCAGTAAGTTTGGGAGCAGCAGCGACGACTATGTGGTCATGCATTCCAAGCCAATGCGGTTTGACACCGACTTAGACGACCAAGTGCGTCAAGCCTTCGCAGAACTTGGGGAGGAAGAAAAGGAACTTGACGAGAAAATTGAAGCCTACCGCAAGAAGAACCGTGATGCCTCCGTGGAAGAAATGGCCAAGGAGTTCGGGGTCAGCAAGGCGAAGGTCGCTAAGCGGGTCGCTTACTTGATTACAAAAGACCGTTACCCCATCGCAAGAGCCGTGGACCAAATCGCCAAGGAAGGAGCCAAGCCAACGGATGAACCCGTGCTTGAAGTCCGCTACAAATATTCGTGGGCGGCGGGTTTCAGCAACAAGGACAAACGGACGAGCCGTGAGTTCTGCAAGGTGATGCTGGACTTGGCTGACCAAGGCAAGGTTTACACCCGTGCCGATATTGATGGTATTTCCAACATCATGGGCTACTCCGTATGGAATCGGAGAGGCGGTTGGTATCATACGGCCAGCGGAGTGAACCGCCCCCAATGCCGACACATTTGGGAGCAGCA